GGTTGAAACAGCTATGGGTAGTGATGCTGTTACTGCTATGAAAGCATCATTAGATGCACAAATAGCTGAAAAAATTACACCTACTAGCGTAACTAAAACATTAAGTTCTTAGTATGGCCCTGTTGCCCGTCACACCGCCCGCTGGCATAGTCAAAAATGGTACTGATTATGCTAACAAAGGTCGTTGGATTGACGGGGATCTCATACGCTTTGAAAATGGTTTTCTCAAACCTATTGGCGGTTGGTCAAAACTTATAGCAACAGCCTTAGACGGCGAGCCTATCGGTATGTATGCCTATGCAGCCAATGATGGTGAAGCTGTTTTAGGAATCGGCACAAGACAAAAAGTGTATGTCTTATATAAAAATTCTGTCATAGAAATAACGCCATCAGGCTTTGTAAATGACGCAGCCAATGATCCCCTTGGTTATGGTGCTTTTCATTGGGGCGTTGAAGATTATGGTGACGCTCGTTCACAATCAGGTTTACCACTAGCATCTGGACACTTTTCTTTTGACAACTGGGGTGAAGATTTAATATTTTGTTTTTCTGGTGATGGCAAAATCTACAAATGGCGACCTAATACAGGCGGTACAGCAGATACTATAGGAACAGTTGTGACAGGCGCACCTACTGGCTGTCAAGCTATCGTTGTAACCAATGAAAGGCATTTAGTTGCTATAGGATCAGGTGGTGATCCAAGAAAAGTAGCATGGTCTGACAGAGAAGATCGTAATACTTGGACATCAAGCCCTACAAATACCGCTGGTGATTTACAAATACCTACAGGCGGTAGAGCGTTGCTTGGTGTGAAATATCAAAATGATGTAATAATATTTAGTGATACTGGAATAAACAGAATGTACTATACTGGATCGCCGTTTGTTTATGGAATATCAACAGCAGGTTCAAATTGTAAAGCAGTTAGTAGAAGATCAGTTGTTGCAACAGGTAACTTTTTATCTTGGATGGGTGAAAACTCATTTTTTATTTATGATGGTGCAGTAAGAGAAATACAATGTGATGTGCATGATTTTGTGTATGACAATTTAAATGTACCAGGCAGAAAGGCTTGCTGGGGTGGACATAATTCAAACTTTAATGAATTATGGTGGGGCTTTCCAGTTGGTAGCAGTCAATATTTTCCAAATAAATATGTCATTTGGAACTACAGAGAAAATACATGGGCCATAGGAACTTTAGACAGAGGATGTTGGATAGACCAAGGTGTGTTTGACTTCCCGATTGCTGGAGATTCAAGCGGTTTTATCTATCAACACGAATCCACTACATTAAACGCATCACCAAACTTAGGTTCAAGCGTGCCATTTTGTACGACTGGTCCAATAGAACTTGGCAACGGCGATAATTATGTTCAATGTAATCAAATATTACCAGACGAAGAGGCAAATACTTTGCCTGGTGTAACAATAAGTTTTAAAGGTAAGTTCACGCCACTAGGAACAGAAACAGATTTTGGTAGTTTTACATTTGAAACAGATGGTTATACAGATGCTAGATTTACTGCAAGACAAGTGCAAATGACAGTTACAGGCGGTACAACGCAAGACTTTCAAGTAGGCAACATAAGACTTAACTTGCGTAACAGAGGCAGAAGATAATGGATTTATCCTCACAACGACAGTATTTACAAAAAGCTGACAACGCAAAAGTATATCTAACAACTAATGGTGTCACTACACTTTACACATCACCTACTGGTACTGCGTTTGATTTTACTATTGTTGAGTCTATATTGGTCAACAACAATACATCTGGACAAACCAATATCATTTTAACTTTGACTGATACATCAAGTAATGTATTTAGTTTGTACAACGAACATACAATCGCAGCTGATACTACCGCAGAACTTTTGTCAAAAAGTTTGGTGGTAAAAGCAGGCGAAATATTGAAAGTAACCGCTGCTGACGCCAACAAATTGTATGTCACAGCAAGTTTAATTGAGTATGCAAAAGGCGACTAATAAAGTAGTAGAACTTAAAACACAAGAAAAACAGCCTTGGGAACAAGAATGGGCT